TTCCCGGTGTAACGATTTCACCAAGTACAATAACTTCTTCGCAATTTATACGGGTGTGCATTCCTGAAAACACGGATACACCCGCAAATATTTTAACTGAAAATTCAGATAGTTTAATTACTGAAGAATTTCAAAATATAGTAACTGAAAATTCTGCGGTTCAAGTTATTACTTTGACAATAACGTACACTTTGAGTAACGGTCAACAAGTAGCAAATCAAATTCAAATATTACAACAATGATTCAACTAATTTTAGAACTATTAAAAGCCGATAATTTTTTCGGTGTAAGTGAAATTGTAGACGTAGCGAAAGGAAAACACGAATTAACGGACGATATTAAAAAAGTTTATAATCAAAAAAAGCGTAAACAATGGCAGAAAAACGGACAATAGAATTAGAAATACAAGACAATAGTAAGTCATTAAAACAACAATACCGTGAAGCCGTACAAGAATTACAAAAGCTTTCACAACAATACGGTGAAACTTCAGACCAAGCGGTTAAGGCTGCTAAAGCTGCTGCGGAATTAAAAGATCAAATTGAATTCAGTAAAGACTTAATAAAAGGTTTTAACCCCGATGCTAAATTCGCTGCTGCTGAAGGTGCTATTAACGGCGTTATGAACGGTATACAAGCGTTCGAGGGCGGTTTAGCATTGATAGGTGTAGAAAGTGACAAAGTTCAAGAAGCTATGTTACGCGTACAAGCGGTTATGGCTTTGACACAAGGTATAAACGGTTTAACGCAAGCAAAAGATGCGTTCGCCGCTATGGGTACTGTGGCACGTACTGCGTTAAAAGGAATTAAAACGGAATTAATAGCTACGGGTATCGGTGCGCTTGTTGTTGCCTTGGGTACGGTCGTTGCATATTGGGAAGACATAAAAGAAGCTGTAACAGGTGTTTCAGCAGAACAAAAAAAATATATTGCTCAATTAGATAAAGACGTATCAAATCAAGAACATAAGGTCGAAATGTTAGAGGTTCAAGAGTCTACGTTAAAACTACAAGGTAAAAGTCAAAAGGAAATTAATAAACTTGTATTAAAAGAACTTGATTTACAAATAGAAAAAGAAGAGGCAAGGATAGCAGCCGAAAAACAAAAAATAAAAGATAGTGTTGCATCTACCAAAATATGGCAAGAAGCGCTTTCTTGGATGTTAAGAATAAGTCTTGAAATTTATGCTGTTGCATTTAGAGCAATTGCTTTACCCTTTGATATATTAATAGAAGAAATAAATATTGTTTCTGAATATTTAGGAAAAGGCAGATTAATTCAAAAAAATATAAACCAATATATAAGTGAAGGACTTGAAGCTGCGGCAGATTGGGGTGCTAAATTAATTTTTGATGCTGATGAGGTAAAAGCTGAAGGTGACAAGACAATACAAGCAATGGATAAAAACCTTGCTGTTTTAAAAAATAAAAGAGCTGCCATAATATTACAAGAAAGGGAAGATAATAAACGCTCTGCAAATGAAAGAATAAATACAGAAACAAAAACGGCAGAAGAACAAATAGACATTACCCGTCAAATGGAAGAAGAAAAAAACCGTTTGATGGAAGAAGGGCGTGCTAAAGAATTAGACGCTTTGAGAATTAAATACAAATACGAACAACAAGAAGCTGATAAAAACTTTAAAGAGGGTAAACTTAAAAAAGAGGATTACGACAAACTAACTGCTCAAGCTATTGAAAGTAAACGTTTAGACGATAAAGCAATTAACGACAAATACGACAAAATAGAAAGAGATGCTTTAGCTTTAAAAAATGCCGAACAAATTAAACTACAAGACGAACAATGGTACGCTTTACAAAAATTAAAAAATAGTCAAAAGGAACAAGAACTTTTAGACTTACAAATTGCGTATGACAAAGAATACGAAGCCGCTGGAAATAACGCTGAATTACAAAAAGAACTAACTGAAAAATTCAATAAAGATTCCGCTGCTATAAATAGAAAATATGCAGCTGCTGAAATAGAAGCGCAAAAAGTAAAGGACGCTGAAATAGCGGCAAATAGAAAAAAGTTACATGACAATAGTATACAAGCCGCACAAGACACTTTGCAAACAATTTCAAACCTTACTGAATTATTCGCTGGTAAAAGCGTTAAACAACAAAAGAAAGCATTTCAAATACAAAAAGCGGTTAATATAGCGAATGCGGTTATTGACACTTACAAAGCGGCAAACACGGCTTTGGCAAGTTCACCCCCCCCGTTTAATTATCTTGCTATGGCTGCGGCAATAACAGCGGGTTTATTAAACGTTAAAAAAATAGCTTCGCAAAAATTCGAGGGTGGTGCTTCTTCAGGTGGTGGCGGTGGTGGTTCAAACGCTCCAGCGGGTGCGCCTATGACTGCTAACTTTAATACAATAGGTTCAAGCGGTATAAATCAATTAGCGCAATTACAACAAACGCCGACACAAGCCTACGTAGTGAGTGGCGAAGTAACAAGCGCACAAGCTTTAGATAGAAATAGAGTACAAAACGCAACTTTATAAGTTTAATAATTATGGCAAAAGTTGAAATAATAGAACTACTAATTGACGAAACAAAAGAAGAAATGGGTATCAATGCCGTTTCGGTTGTTGAAAGTCCCGCGATTGAAGAAAATTTTGTAGCGTTAAAAAAGCATGAAGTTGAACTAAAAGAAGTAGATGCTGAAAAACGTATTTTGATGGGTGCGGCTTTAGTGCCTAATAAACAAATTTACCGCAGAAACAAAGATAAAGAGTTTTATATTTACTTTAGTGAGGATACTGTACGCAAAGCTTCGGAACTTTTTTTAATGCGTTCTAATCAAAACAATGCAACGTACGAACACGAGCGCAAAATGTTAGAGGGTATGTCCGTAGTTGAAAGTTGGATAATTGAAGATGAAAAGACGGATAAAAGCCGATTGTATAACTTTAATTTACCTAAAGGAACGTGGATGATTTCAATGAAAGTAAACAATGATGAAGTTTGGCAAAAAGTAAAAGACGGTGAAGTAAAAGGATTTTCAATAGAAGGATATTTTGTGGATAAATACGACATGAGTTCACACGAAGAAGAAGTATTAATAGAAAAATTAAAAGACTTAATTAATAAATATGAAAACACCAACAAAAAGTAAAACAAGTCCTAAAGGCGGTAAACGTGGTTGCCTATGTAAAGACGGTAAATATTCAAAAGAATGTTGTAACGGTGACTTACAAAATCAAGGGATAGGAAGTTTAGTAAATCAAGGTACTTCTACAATAGTACATTTATAAAAAAGGAACAATTAAAAAACCAATAAGTTAATAAGCTATGATAAACAATATTTTAAAGAAAATCGAAAAGGCTAACGAAGTTGAAGTGCAATTAGAAAAGCATGAAATTGAATTAGCTACTGCAAAAGATTTAAATGCGTTATACGGAAAAGCTACTTCATTTGCGAATAATTTATTAGGCGGTGTTCCTTCAAAAATTGACTTATTAAAAAAAGAATTAATTACGTTAGAAAAAGAAGCTGTTAAATTAATATCTGATTTAGATGGTTCTTTAATTGATTATGAAAAAATCACAAAAGAATTAGGTTTACAAGCTACTCAAAATAAAACTTACGTAGCGGCAAAAAAAGAATTAGATGCTTTATATAAAGGCACTGCTAATATTACTAAAATTATACAAGTTTTAAAATAAAATAAAAATGAAAAATAGCCTAATCAATCAAATTAAAACTTTACTCGGTATGGAAGTAAAGTTAGAAACAATGAAACTATCGGACGGTGTTACAGTTTTAGAAGCTGAAATGTTTGAAGCTGGAAACGAGGTTTTCGTAGTTACTGAAGATGAACAAAAAATAGCTTTGCCAATAGGTGAATACGAAATGGAAGACGGACGTATTTTGGTAGTAGTAGAAGAAGGAATAATTTCTGAAATTAAAGAGAAAGAAGAAGAAGAAGAAGAAATGCCTGAAGAAGCACCGATTGAAGAAGAAGCGAAGAAAGAACAAGAAATGGAAACAGCTAAAGCGTCTCCTAAAAAAGTAGTTGAAAGCATGATCAAAGAATCTTTCTTTTCTGAAATTGAAGCGCTTAAAAACGAGAATAACGCACTAAAAGCGGAACTATCTAAACTAAAAGAAACTAAAGAAGTTGAACTATCTGAAGTTAAACCGATTTCTTTTAACCCTGAAAACGAAAACACGAACGAGTCTATTAAGTTAAGTGCAAAAAGACAACGCACTACAATGGATTCAATACTTGAAAAATTAAATAAATAATTAACTAAATACAAAAAAAAATGAGTACAACTTACAACTTTGTATCTAACGACGTAACAAGACAAGTAGGACTTGTTGAAACGTTAACAGGTGCAACAACTTTGACTGCTGAAGATTCAGACAAGTCATTTTATTTAAACGCTGCTGCTGGAGCGCAAATTACTTTGCCAGCGGTTGCTACTTCTGCGGGTTTTAGATACCGTTTTACGGTAGCTGCATTATTTGCTACTACTGCGTGGACTATTAAAGCTGCTACAAACAAAATTCAAGGTGGTGTTATTGTGAATTCAGTAAACGTTCCTGGTGCTGATGAAAACACGATTACTTTTTCTGCTTCTGCGGACACTATCGGAGATTTCGTTGAATTGAATTGCGACGGTACAAACTGGTATGTTTTCGGATTAGGAACTGCTGCTGGTGCAATTACACTAACTGTTGTTTAATTAAATAAAATATTATAAAATGGAAAAAATTAATTTAAGTACAAGTACAAATATCACTACTACCTATGCTGGTGAGTTTGCTGGTAAGTACATCGCTGCTGCTATCTTAAGCGCACCGACATTGGAACAAGGTGGTATGACTATTCACCCTAACGTAAAATTCAAACAAGTAATTCAAAGAGTAGCAACGGACGATCTAATCAGAAATGCTTCATGCGATTTTGATGCTTCTGCAACAGTTACGTTAACTGAACGTGTATTACAACCTGAGGAGTATCAAATAAATTTACAATTGTGTAAAAAAGATTTTCATCAGACTTGGCAAGCGATTGAAATGGGTTACTCCGCATTTGATGTAATGCCTAAATCGTTTACTGATTTCTTAATCGCACACGTAGCTGAAAAAGTAGCTGCTAACATGGAAACTTCTATTTGGCAAGGTGTTAACGCAACACAAGGTCAATTCGCTGGAATCATGACACAATTAACAACTGATGCTTCTTTGCCAGCGGCTCAAGAAGTAACGGGTACTACTGTTGATGCTTCTAACGTAATCGCTCAAATCGGTTCAATCGTTGATGCTATCCCGACAAGACTTTACGGACAACCTGATTTAAAATTGTATCTTTCTTCTAACATCGTAAGAGCATATATCCGTGCTTTGGGTGGATTCGGTGCAAGTGGTTTAGGCGCTAACGGTACTAATAACTTGGGTACACAATGGTACACTAACGGATCACTTTCTTTTGACGGTTTACCAATATTCCTTGCTAACGGTTTAGCAAACAATACTGGTTTAGCTTCTCAAACTTCTAACTTGCATTTTGCAACTGGATTGTTAAATGACATGAACGAAGTTAAAATTATTGACATGGGATTGATTGACGGAAGTATGAATGTACGTGTAGTAATGAGATTTACTGGAGACGTTAAATACGGATTCGCTGAAGATGTAGTTACTTACGGAATTGTTAACTCGGCTAACTAATCTAACATAAACTATACGAAAGGGTGGTGCAAAATACACCACCTTTTTTTTTGTTAAACTTTAAAAAATAATAAAATGAGCTGTGATATAACAAATGGTAGAATAGAACAATGTAAAGACTCGGTATCGGGTTTAAAGGCTATCTACTTTATTAACTACGACGAGTTAAATTCTGACGATGTTACATACGATAACACGGACACGGATTTAATTACGGATTGGACGCCCGTTAATACTGGTTCTTTGAACTTGTATAAATACGAATTAAAAGGTGCTAACAGTTTTGAAACTACAATCAATTCAAGCCGTGACAACGGTACAACTTTCTTTCAACAAACACTTACTATTCAATTAAAAAGACAAGACGTTACAACGCATAAAAACGTTAAACTACTTGCTTACGGTAGACCAAGAATTGTAGTTAGAACAATGACCGACCAATTCTTTTTAATGGGGTTAACTCAAGGGGCTGATGTTACTGCTGGAACTGTTTCTTCAGGTTCGGCTTTAGGTGACTTCAACGGGTACAACCTAACTTTCGAAGCTATGGAAGTTTCACCAGCTAATTTCCTTGACGTAACAGACGAAAACGGATTGAAAGTTTTATTCGAAGATGGTTCGGGAACGGACGCAACTATAGTTACTTCGTAATTTCTTTTCTTCATATACTTGCAAAAAGACCCTTACTTCGGTAGGGGTTTTTTATTTTACGGTACAAAATCGACCTTTAATCGTTTATAATATATGATTATTTTAACAACTTCAACAAGTGAACAAAGTTTCGTGTTTATACCACGTTCGCACGTGTTTGATTACGTTGGAATAACGGACGATCAAACGAATGTAACAACTGAAATAACGGGCTATATTCACACGGTTGGCGACTATTACGACACTTTAAAAGCTGAATTTAATTTAGTAGAAAATCATTTTTACGATTTAGTAATAATTAGAGGTGCAAGCGTAGTATATAAAGATAGAATATTTTGTACTAATCAAAACGTTAATACCTTTTCAGTAAACAACGGTCAATACGTTTCAAACAGTACAACAAATGAATTTATAGTTTATGAATAATATACACGTTTTAGAATTAAGTACATACACAACGCCCGTAATTCAGGAATCTAAACGAGATGCTTGGGTGGAATTTGGCGAAGATAATAATTACTTTCAGTTTATCATAGATAGGTACGTTAATTCAA